TGGCGTTCCACGGTGCGCGGACATTCCGCGACCTGAAGGCCGACACCACGATGACGCAGGCGAACCGTGAGGCTCGCTCGCGTGAAGGCAACGGCATGGATGACAACCCGATCTTTCAGGACGGTGACCTGCTCTATGACGGGATCATCCACCGCGAAGTCCCGGAGATCGATGACGTGTCATCGACCGGCACCTACAACCTGACCAACGCCGGCGCTTCTGGAACAACGGACGTCCGTCCGGTGTTCCTGTGCGGCGCGCAGGCTGTCGGCATCGCATGGGGTCAAGAGCCGACCCCGCGCAGCGACATGGACAAGGACTACAAGTTCCGCCCTGGCGTTGCCATCGAGGAACTGCTTGGCGTCAAGAAACTCGCATACAACGGCAAGCAACACGGCATGGTGTCGTGCTTCTTCGCAGCCGCCGCCGACTCGTAAGGAGCACTGAACAATGGTTGCTGAAACACTCACCGCTACGCGCGGTGCAACGGGCTTCCCGATTGCGGGTCCTTCCCTGGCTGGCGTTCTCCAGTGCGCTTACGGCTCCTACACAATCGGGGCTGCGGTCGAAGATGGCGACATCTTCGAAATGTGCTGGGTTCCGGCCGGGGCGGTTGTCGTCGGAGGCATGTTCTACGGCGCCGACCTTGATACCGGCACGGAGACGCTGGACATGGACCTCGGCTGGGCCGCTAACGGCGGTTCGGGAACATATGACGCTGCCGACCCTGACGGGCTTGGCAATCTCGGCGTGCTGACGGGTGACGCGTTTGCCCTTGGCAACGTGTCGCCGGTTGCGGGCCTCATGTACCCGCTGAGCGGCATTCTCGCCACTGGCGTGCTGCCGTTCTTCACGAAGAAGACAAAGCTGCAAGTCGAAGCCAACGTAGCCGGCAACGCAGGCCACACGGGCACCATCTCGCTCGTCGTGTACTACGTGGTCGATCCGACGCTGGCCGTTTAATGTCGGTGTTCATCTGGAAAGGTGACGATGAGGGGGGCGACGAGTTCGCCTCCCTCTACGGCGTCACGTTTTCGGCTGGCGCTCCTGTTGATGTCGGGCACCTGTTGCCCTGGCAGGTCAACAAACTGCGGAACCATCCGTATTTCACGGAAGTTCCGCAGGATGCGCCAGAGCCGAAAGGCTCACGGGAACAGGACGAACGCGCCATCATCAAGCAGCAACTGGACGACCTCGGCGCAAACTACGACAAGCGCTGGGGCATCGAACGGCTGCGCGCGGCGCTGGAAGGCGCGACACGCGAGCCGCTGGAAGTGATCGAGGGCGAGGTGGTCAATGGCTGACGCGACCCTTGCCGAGCTGCGCAACCGCGTGCTGCAAAAGCTCAAGGTGCTGCAAGCAGGCGAGACGGCGGAAGCCGAGGACAGCTCACTGATCGAGGGGCTGATTGCCAGCGTCAACGAGAAGCTGCGCGACCTCGGCATTGCCTACTGGTCCGACAGCGCATGTCCGCAATCGATGCTCGAGGATTTGGCTATGTATGTCGCCTGCCACGCGGCAGACGACTACATGGACGGCGGGCAGGCCGCATCGTTCCGGCAGACTTACGAGCCGACAGCCGAACGCAACTTGCGGCGTCTGGTTCAGAGCGGCGAGCGGTTCAACAAGCCGACCCGGGCCGAGTATTTCTGATGCGCGTGCCAATGGCGACTTCCGCAGCCTCCGCTGTTGTCACGGGGCTTGCCGAGAAGAAGTGCCACAACGTCTACCGCGAGCCGCATCCGAACGACCCCACGCGCGAGAACGTGCTGATCGAAGCGCCTGGCACTCTCCAGCGTGCCGACTTCGCCGGCGCGTGCCGAGGGATGTGGCAGGCAGACGGTCACGCCTCGGGCAACGTGCTGATCGCGCAGGGGACAACGCTATCGACGTTTGTGCCTAGCTCCAACACGACAAGCAGCCTTACGGGGACCATCAGCGGGACGGATCGCGGGGATTTCGCATTCACGGAAACCGAGGGCTTTGGCCTGTTCAATGGCGGGCTGTACGTCTCGACCGGGACGGCCATCGCTGCGGTGACGGATGCGCAGTATGCAACGCTTCTGAGCGATGCAGGGGCAACCGCGTTCACGTCGGTTGACACGCTCGGGCAGCGCGGGCTGTTCACCTATAAGAACCGCTTTGGCTTTACGGCGGTTCTCGACCTCGATGACGTCACGGCGCTGAATTACTACACGGCAGAGAGTTCGCCTGACGATATCGTCGCCGGCCGCGTGCTGGGCGAGTTCTACTACCTGCTGGGTTCGCAGACGATTGAAGTTTGGTCGCAGACCGGCGACAGCGCCGACCCGTTTGCCATGCAGGGAGGCATGACGCAGCAGGTTGGCTGCGCGTGCCGTGACGGCATCGTCAAGGCCGATAACAGCTTGTTCTTCGTGGACGAGGCGTTCAATGTCCGCAGGCTGGGGCAGGGCGGCTCGCCCATCGTGTCCGAGCCGTGGGTATCTGCGGCGCTGCGCAGTGCAGGCGCTGCAAACATCATCGGCAAGACGTACCAGGACCGGGGGCATATCTTCGTCAGCTACCGGACGCCTACGGCTTGCATGATCTTCGACGTGCTGACGCAGGAATGGCACACGCGCGGGACGAACCTGCAAAACTCGTGGCGCTACACGGACATCATCACGGCAGCGGGCCGCGTGTTTGTCTGCGACGGCACGGGACAATTTGACGAACTGAGCCGGGACTACACGTCCGAGAGCATGGCGACCGCCTCCACGATGGGAACCGAGATCGTTCGCGAGTTCACGGCGCATCTGTCGGGCGCACCGGACAGCCTGCCCATCACGACGCTGCGGCTGGAAAGCTCCAAGGGCGTTGGCGTGGCGACGGGACAGGGTGTTGACCCTATCGTGCGGATGCGCGCGTCAGTGGACGGCGGCAATACGTGGACAAACTGGCGCGACCGCAAGCTCGGCGCGCAGGGTGTCTACGATCAACGGACGGTCTGGCATCGCTGCGGGCGCACGAAGCTCGCGGGCATGGTGTTCCAGTTCAGCAAATCCGACCCCGCGCCGGCGGCCTATCTGGGCGTCCTCGTCAATGAGGATCTGTGATGGCGCGGGCTCCTAAACCGCCATCGCTGGCCGTGCCGCTTGTGGACAAGGACGGGCGATTAACGCCTGAGTGGTACAAGTACCTGACGGGCGGCGTGTCCTTCACGACAAACGTAAACAGCGGCGTGGCGGCGGCGGCACTTGCTGCGGAACAGGCGCGGGCCGATGCGGCGGCAGCACAGGCTACGGCGGATGCGGCGGCGCAGGCTGCAACGGATGTTGCCGACGCAGCACTCTCGTTCACGCTTTCAGCCAACAGGTCGGGGGTTTTTGGTTCACGGCTCGGTACAGGATCGGTGACGACAAATTCCGTGACCGTGACGGCATCGGGCGGCACTGGCCCTTACACTTACGCATGGGCTTATGTGTCAGGCGATGCGGTGTTTACAGCGGGCTCGCCAACTGCGGTCACGACGACATTCAGCGGCACTATTACGGCGCTTGGCCAGGATTTTACGGCGGTCTGGCGTTGCACGGCGACTGATTCACTGGCCGCCACGGCGTCAACGACTGTCGGCGTCTCTATAGCGGAGATTTCGTAAAATGTGGGATCAAATCGCCAAGTTCGCCATAGATAACGCCCCCGCGCTGATCAATGCGGGCGCGTCTCTGGCTGGCGGCTACATGCAAGGCCAAGGCGGGCAAGCGTCAGCCAAAGCGCAGCAGGACGCGGCGAACCAGACGACCGCGCTTCAGCGCCAGATCTACATGGACCAGCGCGGGCTTGCCTCGCCCGGGTACATGACCGGCGGCGCTGCCTCCAACAAGCTCGCTGCGCTGTTCGGCATCGCCCCGCAGGACTATCAGGCGGCGTATGGTGGCGGCGGGATGAACATGCAGGGCGGCTCGCAGATGCTGCCGAACCTCGGCGCAGGCCAGCCTGTTCAGGGCTATTCAGGCGGCGGTGGCTCCAACGCGGCTGCGGGCGCTGTCGGAAGCATCGCTGGCACATTCCTAGGCGGTCCTCTCGGCAGCGCTGTCGGCGGCGCGCTGGGCGGCATGATCCGCGACGGTGGGGACAACTGGAAAACGGTACAGACGCAGGCTCCGGGCGGCTTTGATTATGATGCCTACATGCAAAGCCCTGGCTTGCAGGAAGAGTGGGCCAAGCCGCAGATCAAGGCGCTGTTCGGCAACAACCGTGACGCCTATGCGGACTGGCACGCAAAAGGTGGCGGTGGCGCGTGGGCGGCAACTCCTCTCAAGGCTCTTGGCGGCGATACCAAAGGCACGATGCCCACAGGCGGCGCGCAGCAGATGCAGGGCGGCGCGTCCAACCCGCTCGCGGAGTTCTACGCCTCGCCCTATGCCAAATTGGCGACGACCATCAATGACCAGCAGTTCGACCAGATCAAGGGCAACCTCGGCGCGGCCGGCAAGTCGATCAGCGGGGCCGCAGAGGGGCGTTATGCGAAGACCTTAGCGGGCAACACCTATGGCGCGTTTGGCGACTACACGAACCGTCTCGCTGACTTGGCAGGCATGAACCAGACCAGTTCGCAGCTCGCGTCCAACGCTGCGGGCAACTACGGCGTCAACGCGGGCAATGCGATGATGAAAGCCGGTGATGCTCGAGCCAATGCGCTTTCATCCGCATACAAGGG